AGGTCCTTGCCCAGCTCGGACACGGCCAGCATGTCCAGAAACGCCAGCACGTTGGCGCCGCCGGCTTCTTGTGCGGAAATACGTGCCATTTATTGCTCCTCAGTGTTGGGTACGCCCATCTTCTGGGCCCACACTTTTTCGAACTGGAAAATCGCCCGGCTGCCCATGTGGCCACTGATGCCGACCAGCGCCGCAGATAGCAGCTGAGACACACCAGCCCACTCGCACAAGTAGAAGGTCACCACACCAGCAAAAGCACTGATGGCCAGCTCGCCGACGATCTCGGCCATGCTGATCTTGCCGTCAGCCTTCGCCCGGCGGATTGCGCCCGCCACACCACCCAGCAGCGCCAGTGCCAGCACCCAGACGTACGTCAGAAGGCTGTACGACGTGGGGCTTTTGGCCACCTGAGCTGCTTCCTGAATTTCCTGCATACACCCCCCTTGAAATGAAAACGCCCGCTTACGCGGGCTTGATGATTTGCAGCTCGGCAGCTGCACAAAAGTCGGTAATCGCCACCAGCGGCGGCGGTGACAGCGCCGGCCAGCGCTGCTGGTAGTCCAGCACTACGCTGGCGTGCAGCGCGGCAGGATCGGCTACCAGGTACGGCAAGGCCTGGGCGTACTCGCACACACTCCATGCGGCCGCTCGCAGAGTGCCATCCGGCTGCGGCACAAAACTTTCAGCGCCGCCCACGTCCGGGTCCAGGGCGCGGCCAACTGCGGCGGCCACTTCGCCCAGACCCGCAGGGACGGTGACGATGACCAGGTGATCGTATGCGCTCATGCCGTGACCCCCACACCGAATAACTTGCCAAGAAGAACATCCAACAGCCGGCGGTCGGCCTCGGCCAGCGCCGCCGGCACATACCATGCCGCATGCAGCGCGCCACCGAACGGCCGTGCAAAATCCTGCGAGTTGCCGAGCACGATCCCGCCCGTGCCCGATGCGTAACTGCCATACGCCACGCCGGCACCGTCCACGCCGTTGACCCGCACGGCCAGCGTGCCGACCCGGCCGACAGCAGACACCACCGCTACAGCCCCCGGCGCCACGACCGCACCCGTCACGGCCGCGCCATTGCCGTTGATAAAGCAGACAGCGTTGCTGGTGCCGTTCAAGTAGAACGCACTGCCAATGCTCGTGGCCGCATTCCGCCGCGATAGCGGGAACTGGCCGCCGAGGATTGGCGGCGCGGTGTAGACGAACCCGAACGTCTCGGCCGCAGCCGCTGGCAGTGCGCCGGTGATCAGCGCATCATCCGCACCGTCGAACTTCAGCTGCCAGCGACCGCCGACGCGCTGCAGCAGCGGCTTGCGGCTGCTGGTAGCCTGCACGGCCGCCACGCCGCCGACGCGGCCAGCAGCGAAGCCGGCTACGGCACCATCGCCCGCGGCCCCGCTACCGTCGCTGGCCAGCGCGATGCCAGCACCGTCAGCCAGCCACAGCTCACCGCCAGACTTACGCAGCAAGGCGATGATCTGCGCCAGCAGCGGCAGCTGGCGCGATGGCCTCATGCTGATACCGATCTGCATTACAGAAACCCCACCAGGTCAGCCGCCGTTGTGCCGGTGGCCATCACCTTGTCCACCAGAAACGGCCCCAGCGTTGCGCCGGCCGGCACATTCCTGAACGTCACCGCCACACTGCCTTGCATAACCCGCACGTCCCCGGCCGTGCCGACGTAGATTTGGCGCACCTTGTATGCGGCCGCGTCTGCACTGTCGCTCGGCGAGATTGCCACCAGCCCGGCAGCTGGGCCCGAATTCGGGAAGGCAACCGCGCTCGGCATTACATCTGTAGCCATACCGCTCTCCTCAAAAAATGAAAGCCCGCGCGCGGCGGGCCTGAAAGTAAACGACCCGCCTGAGCGGGTCAGTTGGTGGCGGCGAGCTCGGCCGGCGTGCAGGGCCGCCAGCGCTGGATAGTAGCGCCTTCCGGTGTAGTGGCCTGCACCATGCACTGCGGTGGCGGGGCGGGCTTGGCCTTGTCGATCAGCCAGCTGGCTGCATACATCACGCTGATGCCCAACAGGATGCTGGCACCCAGGTCGTAGAGTTTCATGACGCGTTTCCTTTAGATGACGTAAGCAGGGCGTGCGCCGACCGCCGATCCAATTGCCGAGCGCCCGCGGTCAAGGCTTAGGGCGAATACGCCACCAAGCGTCGGACTAGCCCATAGTCCACCGCGAATAGGAAGCCGCTCGCCAGACACGTCAACCCAGAAACCATCACCACCCAGACCGCTAGCAGCAGCAGGATAGAGGCTGATCTGCTTCAACACCGTAAGGGCTGCGGCCGCCACCGGCGTGCCGCCCGGGTTAGTCATCCCCTCAAAACTGCTACCAGATGCACGCACCAGCGTGTTGTTGGCTGTGCCGCTGGCAGCGTAACGCACCGAGTTTGTCGTGGTCGGCACATAGTCACCGCCCGCAATAGTGCCAGTAAAGGTCGGCGTGATCAGGGCGCCGGTGGTTGCATCGATTGCCTTCCAGGCGGCGGAGGTGGCAGACAGATCGGTTGCGCTCAGCGCGGCGTCGTTGTTGGCAATTACCTGAATCTCACCAGCCGCCATCCTAACGCCGGGTGCCCATTCCCAAATGTTGCCGCACAGGTCAGCAATCCCTGAAGCGGTGTTGTCGTGGCGCCAAGAGGCTGGACCGGAGCCGGTCAGCGTACGTGCAGCCCCGGACGTATCCCCAGGCGTGCCACCATCCGAACGGCGGGCAGTCTCCCAAGGCGCATCACCAGATTTGCCGTAGTTGGTATTGCCACGCGGCATGAAGCCGTTCTTCCAGCACCACAGCGCAATTGCCGCCCACTCGGCGTTGCTCATCAGATGCCAGCCCGTGCCATTAGCTCGTACAGCGCTCACGAAGTCATCATGGCTTTTCGAGACGGTCGGATCGACGCCCGGAAGCGACAACATCTCACCATTCTTGATCACGCCAGCGTGCTGACCGATGAACAGCTCGGACTTCTCGACACCGCCGACGATGAAGGCCGGGTGCACACCGGTGCCGAGCGAGGCATCGATGTCCTGCAGGTTGAATTTCGGGATGATGTTCATGAACGACGGCTGGCCACCAGCGGTATACAGCACGGTGACACGGCCACCGGTGGCGGCTTCTACGCTGGCGCGCAGGTCATCTTTGACGAAAATGAAAGGCATTGCTTTCTCCTGTTATGCGGCAGGCCAGAGGGTGATTTCTACGGCGTTGGGGTCCAGCGGCTGCGGCCGATGTTGCACGCCGTCATTGGTCTCGATGTCGTCGTAGCGGCGGGCCGGAATGACGATCTGCGCCAGGTAGGCGCCGTCGCCACCCTCGCTGGGGCCAGTTTCGTTAGAACGAATCTCGACAACGACAGCGCCATCCTGCTGCCTGGCGGCGCAGTCGATGGCGACGCCGGCAACCGTGACGACGGCACCGTAGACGGCAAAGTCAGCCACCGGCAGGCCTGGTTGCTTGAGATGAATCTGCGGCATGGCTATCCCTTTCAGTTATTGAGCTTGCTGGCGCGCCAGCGCACGGTGACGTTGTCGGCGGCCGAGGCCAGTTGCACGGTGAAGCCGTTGGTTGCCCTGCTGGCTACGACGATGCACTTTTCCTCGCACGGCGCGCCCTGCGCCGAGACCACGTCGAATGTCAGGCGGTAGTCGTTGGCCGCCAGCGTATTCAGTACCACCGAGACCGTGGCCGGGCTGTCGAGCAACAAAGGGAACTGCGGCTCAAGCCGGCGTACGTCGGTAAGCGTGACGTTGACCAGGTTCGGGTCGTTGACTGCTGTGTTATTGGCCGGCACGGTGATGTTGTAGAGCGTGATCGCGCCGGCCGGCACGCTCTGGCCGATGGCGGTGACACCCAGCTTCCACGTGCCTGCATCCTGGTAAAGGTAGGCATAGACAGTGACTGCGCTGCTGCCGGCATTCGCCGGTACGCTGGCAGCATTGGTGGCATCTGTTACCGGCCAGCGCCGCCCCTGCGCGAAGCAGCGACCTACTGCAAGGTTGAGGCTTCGGGTTGCCGTGGTGGACTTTGCCACGCTGCAGCCGCTCATCACCCCGCGATTCACGACGGTGAATTCGCCTTCTTGTTGCAGCAGCTGCTTCAGCGCCTGAATCGACTTATTCGCCACGGCGGCTTGATCCAGCCCGAACTTGAGCAAGGCCGTTTCCAGTGTGGCCAGCTGGCGCGCATCGGCGCTGACCAGATCGTCCACCAGCGCAGCCAGGTCTGACAGCCCACGCAGGCCGCGCAGACCGGCAATAGTCGTTGCGCCATCGCTGAACGATGCGGTGCCCGTACTGCCGAACAAAGCGACAAGCTGATCGATGGTGTAGTGGTGACGCTGCAATGCCACCAAGAAGTTGGCGGCCAAGTCTGCCGCAACGTTGCCGGATGGCAGCATGCGGATGATGGCATACGCCTGCGCCGATGCCGTTGCACCGGTATAGGCCTGCTTGAGCGACAACGACGTATTGCTGGTGACAACATCCACTTCACCCATGCTGCCGTTCGGCAGCAAGATGATGTCGCCCTGACTGACCACGCCACCAGACCACACGGTATCAACCCCGGTGACGGCCTTACTGCCGTTCACCACGGCAATGGTGCCGCGCCGTTCCCATGCAACTCCTGCCATGGCTATCTCCCAAATAAAAAGCCCGGGGTTCACACCCGGGCGAGTTTCCATGTAATTGCCGTAATAATGATTGAGCCGGATGGCGTACGAGCGCCGCGCCAGCAGTAGCGGATGTAAATCCGGCCATCTATCACACCGTGCGACCACGTCTCAAGCGTATCGCCGATCACCACACTGACATCTGCATACCCGGCAGCACCGCCGCTAAATGACTGCCCTTGCGAGATAGTTGCCGATGCTGCGTACATGTGCGATGACGCGTACGCCCAGTGCGATTGGGCATTGATGCCGGTGTCGATCATGCATTCCCAGTCCGACTGCCCCGTCAAATAGCCAGAATTGACGAATGCAGTGGCAGCGGCGATTGGCACCGGGTCATCGATAACGTCCAGACGTTTCACCCGCGCATAGCCGTCACCGCGCAGTGTGATCGCATCGCCGAACTGCAGCAGGCAGTCCCCCCAAGACGACAGTCTGAACTGAGCCGAGCCCCCCTTGAACTCTACGCAACAACTGCCGTCGGGGTGCCTCGCCAAGGTCCAGCCATTTGCGCCGTCTGCAAAGTTTTTCCCCGCCGACCGCAGATAGCCCCAACTTGTGCCACTACCGGTCAGATCAAGCCGACCGGCAGTCGCATCGCCGAGATCAGACGACAGCGACGAGAGCCGATCAACCGACATCGCCCGGCCGGTAATCGATCCGTCCAGCACCAAATCACCAGAAAGCCCTACGGCAGGCGAGCCGTTGATACTGCCAACGGTGAACACCTGCTTACTGCCGGCACCGGTAGGCAGCGAGACACGGAAAGAATCGGCCAAAATGTCAAAGGTGCTAGCATTCTCATCCGCGTATGCTGCCCAGCCGGCGACCTTGCCGCCGGCGGTGACCCGCAGCGTTTTCTGGGCACGCAAACCGTCGATGGCGCTGGCCTGCTCGGTGACTGCTGACTCTGCCGTTCCTACCCGCGCCGCCAACTGCTGCCGGGCGGAGGCCTCAGCACTGATCGCCGAGGCTCTCGCCGTTGCCTCTGTCTGCACTGCCGCTGTCGCGCTATCCACTTTTGCCTGGACAGTATCGAGGCGGGCAGACAGTGCGCCGTCTGCATCCGCAAGGGCCAGCGCTGACGCCGCCGCTGCTGCGGCTGTTTCTGCGATGCTCGCCTTCAACAACTCCTGCCTGCTGGCCAGTGCCTTGCTTTCCGTGGCGAGTGTCTGCTGCGTGACATACAACGACGCTTCGGCATTACCCAGCCGGGAAGCCAGCAGCAATGTGGCACTGGCCTGTGCGCTGAGTGCATCCGCATTGGCTTTGATGTCGAGCTTGGCTTGTGCCATCGACACCTTCAGCCAGCGCTGGTCTGTCAGCTGCTGATCCGTCGCCAGCGCCGCCCGCAGCTGCGCCTCAGACAGCGTGCCCAGCTGCTGCTGGACGTCTGCCAGGCCGGCAGCATTGCTGCTCACCGCGCTATCGGTATATGCCAACGCCTGCTGCACGCCCAGACTGATCTGGGTCTGCAGCAGCTGCAGCTTGCTTTCTGCCGCAGACAGCCGGCCGGCTTGGCTATCGATACTGCTAACCGTACCGGCCAACTGACCAGACATCGCATCTACCAGCAGCTGAACATCACGAATGGCCGTGTCGACTTGCGTTGTGATTTCTGCCGTGGCCTTCAGCCGGATCTGCCCGGTAGCAGGGTCAACATCGATGATGGCATCAAAGACGCGAGCATTACGCCGTGCCTCGCGGGCGCGCTGATCAGCCTCAATCACGAGCCGCAAGGCGGCCTCAGCTGCCGCTTCGCTGGCTGCATTCAGCTGCGGGATGACCCGCTGTTGCAGATCAGCAAGCTGCGGTGCAATCTGCTCGACTTTGTCGATGCTGCCACCTACCAACGCATCCAGCGCGCCCCGCCCGACGGCGCCCTGCAGCTGTTGTAACAGCAGAGACGGGTCTTTGATCGCGGTGGCGCTAGCGGTGGCCGCTACACTGCGATTGCCCCAGCCATCTACCAGTACCAGCTCGTACTGCCAGCTGGCGCCGGCAGACAGGCCAGCATGCACCCAACGATCAGCGGGGTAGGCCAGGCTAGCCAGCAACACCTTGCTGCCGCCTGCCAGCGTGCCGTACAGCACCACGCTGGCGATATCCGCCTGGGCAGGGTACTGCCAGCGCAGGCTGATCTGCATGGCTTCGCCGGTGGCGGTAAAGCTGGCCACCGCCAACGGTGGCGAACCGGCGGCCACGATGGTGATGCTGTCGCTGACGGCGGCGCCGATGCTGCCGGCGAATACCGGTGACACCTGCACATCGTAGCTGCCCGGCTCGACATCGGCCTGCCACTGCGTGCCGGCCACCGACACTTCCGCCCACGCGCCAGCAGGACGCCGCCAGCGCAGGCGGTATTGCGCCGCACCGGCCACCGGCGGCCAGCTGGCAGACAGCACCGGCACGCGGCGCTTGTCGACTGTGATGCGGCTGGACTCGGCCAGCGCAACCCAGCCCAGCAGCGGCAGGTTGGCCGCACGGGGCGGCACGTACACGTACGCGCTGGACTCTGCCGCGTAGTACTCGGCCAGGTAGTCCACCGCCGTGAAGCGGAAGCCGTCGCCGGTCGGCGCCACATCGGTGATCTTTACCAGCTTGCCCGGCTGCGCGGCTTCGTCATAGAACCACAGCCAGTCATACGGCACGGTATCCGACTCGGACGGCACCGGCAGCGGGCCGTAGCCGTCAGCGGCGGGTATCAGGTCGCGCAGCTGCAAGGTGCTGCTTTCGCCGGTGCCCGGCTGCACACGGTAGGTGTAGTAACGACCGTCCGGGAAGCGGATGCCAACATAGCCGGCCGCCGACAGCGGTACCGGTTTGTCCAGCACCAGCGCGCCGCGGCTGCCGTCCAGCAACCGACCGGAGTGCGACCAACTGACCATGTCGTGGCTGATCATCACCACGTCACCTTTACTCGCCACCAGGCCTTCTTGGTCAGTCTCCCAGCTGATTTTGCGGCGCAGCAGCTGTTGCGCGGCGGCCAGCAGGTTGGCCTCGCGGCCGGCTTGGTCGGCACTGGTGCAGCCGACAAAGTCCAGCGTCACCGGATTGCCCGGGTTGACCACCCCCGGCACCACCTTGCGGACGCTGTCGGCTTCCCAGTTCTTCGCAGAATTGGCGAAGTTGATGATGACCTCGTCGGCCATCTGGCCGCTGGCGTAGCTGACGCGGAAGGTACCCGCCAGAATATTTGCCGGCCCGAAGGTGGCCACATACGGCAAGCTATCGTCATCCCACACCACACCATAGCGGCCGGATTGCCAGGTCAGCTGCGCACGGCCGCAACGGGCAAGCTGCTCGGCCACGGTCTTGATGCTGGCTGCACGGTCCAGCACCAGGCTGCAGGTCAGGGCCTTGCGATCGCACCATGCGGCAAACTGCTTGATGCTGGCAATGTCGATGCGGCTATCCGGCAAGCCGGCACCCCAGGCGCGGCGCCCGTTGATGAAGCCACCGCGCAGGAAATACAGCAGCAGCCACGCCGGGTTCTGGCTGACCTGCGTCACCCAGGCGCTACCGGTCCATACCTGCACAGCGATCTGCGCCACGGCGGACAGCTCGTCCAGCGCACCGTTCAGCTGGCTGCTTGCTTTGATCTTGATGCCGACGCGGCGCTGGCCGGTGTAGTCGGCGCCGTCGTACTGGTGGCTGCGCAGCTGCGCCAGCGCGAGCTGGCTTTTCTGACGAGTACTGTCGACATCACCACTGGTCTTACGGATGCGGATTTCGTACTGGCCGCGGCCAACCTGCAAGAAATGGCTGATACGCACCACATTGACGGCATCGCCGTTCAGCACAAAGCTGCCGGCACCGAATGCCGCCCAGCCTGACACCCCAACAGCGCGATATTGCAGCTCGTAGCCTATGGACTGGCTATCGACGCCGCCATCATCGCGGGCGTAGTAGGCGATGCCCTGCACATCCACACCGATGCCGACACAGTCTGCACTGGTTGTGCGGCTGATCCAGCCATCGGCCTGGGCGACCTCGCGGCCACTTTCCGTATCTACGTTGCCGAACTCAGCCGGCAGCTGGCCGTCGGCGCCGGCGTGGTAAACGGTGACGCCCTGGTATTCGCTGAGCAGCGTTTCACCGATCTTGAAGTCAGACAGCTGCAGGTCAGCCTGCAGGCCAAAATGGAAGCTCTGCAGCAGGTACTGATCCTGCCCTTCGAAAACCGTATACGGCTGGCCGGCCAGATCCGGCACGATGCGATGCTTGCCCAGCACGAGCGGCATCGGCTCGTACTTGCGGATGCGGTTGCGGGCACCCGTCAACGAGTACGTCGGCGACTGCTCTACACCGTTGCCGGCGCTACCGATGCTGCCAGAAGATGGCATCACCGGCGGCAAGACAGCATTGATGATCATGCTGCCAGCTACCATGACGGCCATCGTCGTCGCCGTTGCCATGGCACCCGTGGCGCCAATGTTGGCCGCCACCTCCGGCGCATAGATGGCCAGGACAATCAGCGCCACGGTGCGCAGCACCTTACCGGCGCCGCCACCCCCGCCGCCCCGCACGACGGCACGGACAACTACCTGGTCGTGCTTGCGCAGCCGGTATTTTGCCCAGGCTTCGCCGAGCGAACGGCCATTCACAAGAATGGCGTGCGGGTGGGTATCGACCTCGATGCCCAGGCGGCGCAGATAGCCGCCCAGCGTTTCATTGCGTTTCGGCGGCAGGGTATACACCTGCCGGCCGGCAGTGGTCAGCGGGTGCGGCAGGTAGGCCGCACGCACGGCTTGCGATACGGTCATTTCCATTTGTAAAACCCCTCGATCACGCAATCGTCAACAAAATGCACGTCACCGCGCTGGCGCATCGGCTGGCGGATGACCTCGCCAAAGCCGTCATCTGCGTGCAGCACGTACCAGCGGCCGCCGATATCGCACATGACGCCGATGTGCTGCAGGCGGCCACGTGCCAGCATCAGCACGGGGTGCCCGTCTAGCGGCACCGGCACGCGCTCGGCCACTGCGTCGCGGTGGGCACGTATCTGCTGGTTGCGGGCGAAAGGCTGCGTGGCATGCTCAGCCGGCAGGTCTACTGCCATCCCCAGCACCTCACGCGCTACGGCCTGGGCCAGCGCGGCGCAATCAGCCACGCCGGGCAGGTACTCGCGACCCATGTAAGCGTCAGACCAGTGCATCAAAAGCACCCCGGCGCGGTTTCCGGCCGGTAGCTGATGGCTACCGCCTGCAGGTTGAGGAAATCGACGTAGCCTAGCGTGGCAGTGACGGCCGTCTGCGACACCTCGATGCCCGACATGTCCAGCGTGATGTCGTACTCGATGACGGCAGGCTGGCTGCGCAGCAGCTGCATCACGCGGCACTGTGCGCCGATACCGCCGCGCGACAGCTCGATCCACTGCACCAACTCGCGACCCACGTTATCGACGGTCAGCTGTGCCTGCGGTACCCGGCCTTCGCTTTCTTCCGGCAGCTGGATATCGAAGGCGCACGCCAGAAACAGGTGGCCTTCCACCGTGATGTCCTGCGTGTCACCCACCACGCGCACCGGCTCGGCCAAGTCGGGGTGAGTGATTTCCAGCAGGGTCAACAGCGGCTCGGTGGCGCTGGTGGCATTCAGGTTCAGCCGGGCGGCGTTCGACAGGGTGCGGGGCATTTCTCAGGCTCCAGAAAAGCAGAAGCCCCGCACTGGGCGGGGCTATCCGATGGTTTCGAGGGTGGCCGGCGTTGACCACAAATCCGGCCTGCCTTGCGGCTTCCAGCGCAGCTTCTCGGTAAAGCGAGCGCGTACGGGCTTGCCACGTAGCGGCAGGGTGAACCACGCACTGCCGCCAGCTAACGTCTGGCCGAACCAAATGTCGAAGGCGTCGCGGTTGGCTTGGCCGTCGATCAACAGGCTGCAGGTGCGCGTTACGATCGGCGTGCTGCGGGTTGGCCGCTGCTTGGGTAGGCCGCCGTCGGTGTCGGTACGCTTCAGGCCGTAGTCGATGGCCTCTTCGAAGTCGGCCTGGCCGATACGGACGTAAGCAGGCAGGGTGGGTAAGGGCATTACATTCTCCCGAGTGCCTGGTGGATGGGGCCGCCGCGGTTAAGATCTTCCAGCACCACGCCGATGACCCACTGCTTGCCATCCCACTTGGGCTGGCTGGCGCTGGCATTCACCGGCTGGCTGCTGGCATTGGTTACGTTTACCGAGACTGCCACCGCCTGAGTGCCTTCGCTGCTGGAGCGTACGCCCAGCCGACCGGAGCTATCCCGCGCCAGCGGCATGATGGCCTCCGGTCCTGCCTCGCCAAACAGCGCCATCGGCGCGATGGTGGGGCCGGTGGCAATCGTGTTGGTGAAGGCGCCGCCGTTGGCAAAGGCATGCACCAGCTGACCGCCGTTGAAGGCATTGCCGTTGGCGCTGCCGATGACGGACGGGCCGAGCATTTCCAGGGCGCTAGTGGCGACGCCCGCCACTGCTTTCTGCATCTGGATGCGCACGATCTGCTCCACCACCGAGTTGGCAAAGTCTTTCCAGCCCGCCTTGCCGGTCATGAAGAACTGCGTGAGGCTGTCCTCCATGCCCTTGGTCACAGTGCCGAACACCGACTGCACTGCGGCAGCACCATCGGTAGCGCGGCGGCGGTACTCTTCAATCGAAGAGGACAGAGCGCGCTCGGCGCTGCGCTGTTTGTCGGAAAGCTCGACCGTCTGCCCGGCAAGGGTCTGGCGAATTGCCAGCTCTTCCTTCAGCTTCTGGATCACCGCCTCCGATTCGCCAGCAGACTGGGCCTTTTCCAGTGCTTCCTGAGCCCGCACCACGCGCAGATTGGCAATCTGCACTGCTGTCATACCGAGCAGCTCGATCTGCTCGGCCATCTGCTTGCTTTCGTCCTTCAGACTGCCAACACGGGTGGCGATGGTATCCACCTCCACCTGGCGCTGCTTGGCGATGGCCTCGGTCAGCGCCTTGGCCGAGTCGCGCATCTTCTGCTGAGCAGCCAGCTCTGCCTCGACCTTCTCCAGATCTTGCAGGGCGGCCTGCTGCTTCAGCAGCGGGGCACGCTGGGCGTCGGTCTTTGCCTTGGTCAGCTTCTGCTGTACATCCAGCAGCTTTTCCTGCGTAGAGGTCAGGCGGCGGGCGCCTTCATCCTCGGCAAACAGCAGGTCGATCTCGCGGCGGCGCGCGGCAATGTCGGCCTCGATGCTGGAGGCCGGATTGCCGGCAGCGGCCAGGGACTGAGCCCAACGATCAACCTCGGCCAATTCCTTGGCCATTTTTTGGGCCTTGCTGGCGCCAGAGTCCAGCAGCTTGTTGAGGTCACGCTGAGCAGCTACGCCAGCCTTGCGCGTTGACTCCGCCTGCGCCTGCACTGCAGCCGTCTTGCGATCCTGACTCATCGCCAGCTCAATAACGGCTTTCTGCTCCTCGAGCGCCTTGCGTTCGGAGTCATTCAGCATGCGAGGGTCGCGACCACTTTCGCTGGCAAGGCCAGTGGTCAGCTTGCGGTTGATCTCTGCCAGCTGCTGTGCGTAGGTCTGTTGGCGGCCAACGTTCAGCAGTTCGTCGCCAGCCTCCTTGATCGCGCCCTTGATGGCCAGCCAGCTGCGTTCGATCAGGCCCAGATTGCCTTGCATTTCTGCGGTACGGCTGGCCAGCGTGTCGGCAAATGCCTGCTGGGCAAGGTTGGCCGCTTCGGTCTCCTTGCCTTGCTCCACCAGCGCGCTGATCTGGTCATAAAGCGAGGCTGTCAGAAAACGTACGCTTTCATCCAGCTTCAGCGAGGCATCAAGCGGGTCTTTGCCCAGCAGGTTGAACTTCTCGACTACGTCGTCGATCGACTCGCCAGTCACACCGGACCACTGCATAGCTGTGGCTGCGAACTGCTCCAAGTTCTGCGAGGCTACGCGACCGGTAGACACCAGGGCGGTGATGGCCTCGGCCGCTGCCGCTTGGGTGCCGTAGTAGGCATCAATGTTGGCCGCCATGGTGGCTAACTGGTCAGCATTGGCACCGGCAGCGCGGTTGCTCATGATCAGCGCATCGCTGAAGGCCTTGGCCTCCTGGCTGCCCATGTGGTAACCCACGGCCATGACAGCGAGGGCGGCGGCCGAGACAGTGAATGGATTGACCAGCCCAAGAACGTATTGCCCCATCGCCTTGGCAGCTGGGCCAACACCGCCGAACATGTCTTTCAGCTGGCCACCCTGCTGGATGAATACCAGCATCGGGTCTTGGCCGCCGGCCAGGCTGGTGGCAATGTCGGTGAATTGCGCGGGCAGGGTGCGCATCGCGTTCGACATTTCACCGCTGGTGCGGGCTGCCTGTTGCTGGCTGGCGTTCGCCTTATCCAGTTGGTCCAGGTAGGGTTTCAGCCGCGCAGGATCGACGCCCCGCTGCTGCGCCAGCAGGGTGAAGTACTCGGATGTACTTTTGCCGCCAGCTTCAAGCATTGCGATCTGACGCTGGATAGAGTTAGCAATGCTGCGGGTGGCCGTATCTACCCGCTTGCCGGCATCTTCGGTGCTGGCCGGGATCTGGCCAACGCCATCCGCTGCAGTTTTGCCAGCAGCGACCGCTTTCGCACCCAGCGTGTCGAGCGATTTTTCGATACGCGCCACGCCGGCTTCGACGCCGGTGTCACGCATTTCGACTTCGACAACACCCTTGCCGATGGCTTGCTCGTTCATGGCTTATTCCTTCTCGGCCAGCATCGCCAGCACTGCGTCTTCCATCACCTGAATATCCGCTTCCAGCTGGTCATAGGCTTCCTCGTCCAGCTCCATGCGGTCCATCATCCGGTACATCACGCTGTAGTCGAGGCCGACCGCGCCACCCATGCCAACACGCCATTGCGTGCGCAGCCGCTGCAGTAGCAACACGGCGGGCCATACATCTGGCCAGACCTCTACTGGCGCGGCTGCCACGTCTTCAGCCGTCAGGCCAAAGGCGCCGAGCTGGCTGGCATCTGTATCCGGTTCGAACAGGGCGCGGGCGGCCTCTCTCAGTTTCCCAGGCGCAGACCGGTCAGTTTTACGATGTAGGTGTTCCAGATCGAAACGGCAGCTTGGTGGTGCTCGCTGACCAGGCGCTTGATATTGGCGTCGTCAAAGTCATCAGACAGATCCCAGCCGCTGGCCATCTCCTTAACCAGCGCTACGTCATCCTTGCTGCTGAGCTGGTCGGCCAACGCTTTCAGCGCGTCTTTGCTGCGGTGCTTGAACACCATTTCCACTTCAGCCGGCTCGCCTTCGGGCTGCGGAATGGCGACCACGGCACGGAAGGTAGGCTCGGGAATCAGGACCAATTTGCGGGCCATGTTGAACTCCAGAATGCACCCCGCACCGGCGGGATGGCGGGTTAGTAACGTACGGGCTGGGCGATCAGCGCAAACGAAGGCTTAACGCTCATCACGTTGCCCTTGGACAGCGTGGGCGTGTCGTTGAAGCTGACGTAGCAGTTGTAGGGAATCTGGCTGCCGTTCGGCAGCGTCAGCAGCATGATGATCGGCTTACGGCCGATGGACGCCGCGCGCAGTACCGGATAGCAGGACAGCGTCGGGTCGTCAGCGATCGTTACCTGAATCGTCATGGCGCTGAAACCACTCGGAATTTGCTGTTCGGTATCCGACTCCAGGAACTGATAGCTGGCGAACTGGGCATCACCACCACTGGTGCTGAACTCCAGCACCTGGGGCAGATCCACCCAGGTCAGGACAGCGCGGGCACTGCCCGGCGCACTGGCGGTCGGGAAGAGCGAGGCGTCGCTACTGTCGAAGTTTTCCAGCTTGAAGGTATCAGTGGCCGGGGCCGCACCTACGCGAACGGCACGGCCGTTCAGCTTCGGCCAGCCGGAGGTTACTTCAAGGATTGCGCCAGCCGTGAAACCATGGGCGACAGCGCTTGCTACAGCGGGGTTGGCGTTGGTAATGGCGGTGATCGGCTTGGCCGCGCCGTAAGAGGCCGCCAGCTTCAGCGTGGCGCCATTGGGCAGGGATACAGACATGGGCGTCTCCTAAAATGAAGAAGCCCGCTCAAGGCGGGCTGTTTGGTGCTGTAAATATCGGCGGGCCGCTCAGGGCACAGCCAGGTAAAAATCCTGCCGGAAACCGTACACACCCTGCACCGGCTCATGATCGGCAACAGGGCCGGTGGCGATCTCGGCAAACAGCGGAGCATCCACCATGGCAGCCTGAATCTGGTCGCGCAGCTGGCAGGCGGCCAGCCGGCTAGCTGCCCACCAGGTGAGCTGAATGCGCGGGCGGGTGGTACTGCCAACACCCCCCAGAAACTGGATTGGCTGGCCGCCGACCTGCTGCCAGACGATGTAGGGCGGCGCCGTATCTGCCGGCGCGGTGTCCGGGTAGACCTGGCCGGCCGCCAGTGGCGACAGCAGTGCCACCATCTGTTCTTCCTGCATCAGTCTTTCCCTTCCAGTTTGTCCCGCATGCGAGCCAGCGCGGCCTGTAGTGCGGGGTTGATCTTGGCGTCGTACGCCGGCCGGATGTATGGCTTGGCCGGTACCCACACCGGCCGCGACAGGGCGCCGGGCAGGTCGTAGATGGCCGGGTCAAGCACGCCGGGCGTCTTGTTCTTGGCGTTGGGTTTGGTCTTGGCTTTCATCGGGCGGCCGTTGACGATCTTGTTGTATCGCCAATGGCCGTACTCGATGTGGTGCCAGTGCGGTGCCAGGCGCTTGTTCACGCCGACCAGGTAAATCTGGCGGCCAGGTGCCGAGCGCTTCTCGTCGTAGTACCGGTAAATAGCTTGTTTCAGGCGGCCGGATTGCGATGGCACCTGCTGCTTCATTTCATTGGCCAGCACTCGGGCGGCAGCCGCGGCGCCGGCGATCATCACCTCGCCGCGCACCTTGTCCGCCAGCGCATGCAGGCCTTGCCGGATACCGGTGCTGTCGAGCGAAATGCCGACCGTGTCACGTGATAGCTGGGTCTTGCTCATGGCGAGGCTTTCACTTCGGCTACGGCCAGGTCGATGAATTCGCCGCTGGACGCAGGCAATACAGCCCTTATGTCGTACAGCACACCCTTGTAGCGCACGCGCATGGCTGTGTTCACCGCGCGCGAACGGATGCGGATGCTAGCGGTAGCCTCCGCCGTTTCTTTGTCGGCGCGCACGAACTCGCGCCCGCTGATGAAGCGCACGTCCGCCCAGATGGGGGGATTTTCTGACCAGCCCTTGATGGGCTGCCCCATGCTGTCACGGCCGGTGGTCGTGTACGTGAGTAGGGTGATTTGTTTATCCAGTGCCATGGCTACCCCCAGGTACGCAGCGGATCGAGTAGACGATCCAGAAACGGTGACACCGTCAGTGCCCGCTCGTTGGCGGCCTCGGGGTGATTAATCCAGTGGCTGGCTTGCGCGATGATCCACTGCTTTGCCGACTTGGGCAGGGCGGTGCCGTAACCGGCGCTATAGGTCACCCGTACGCGCGCACCGGCCTTGGCAGCCAGCACGGGCGCCGGTTCGTTCGTTCGCGCCAGCACCACCTTGCCGTCCATGCTTAACAGCGGTTCATAAAGGTTGGCCGCAGCCTGCACCCAGCCGGTGCCATCGTGGTATTCGATGCCGTTCAGTTCAATGAACGGCGATGCTTTCAGGGTGACCTCCCAATCCCAGCCATCCAGCTCGGCACGCCACGTCTGTGGCATCAGGCAGCGTTCGGTTTCTTGCTCGGCCTGTTCACGCGCGGCAGTGATGTACATCGGAATCAGGAGGTCAAAAGCGGTGATGTCCGCATCGATGCGGGCGCTGACCTTCACCTCGGCCGGCGTCACCGGTTCGGCGGTCGGCGCCGTCAGCAGGTAGTCGGTCAGCTTCATGATCAGCCCTCGTGGCGCTTGATCTTGCCGCCGTCAGCCAGTGCCAGCTCGATGGCGGCGGGGTGGCGATCCAAGGCGCCGGCATGGTTGTTTGCCAGCGCTTCCGGCAGGTCGGCAATGATGTCGTTCGGCTGGTAGCGGGCGTCACCGATAGTGACAGCTACCAGTACGCGAGCCGTAACCACGGCGGCGGGCTGAGTTTCGGGCTCAATGGCTGCCACAGGCGCTACAGCCGCTTCGGTGGCGATTTCAGCTTGTACGTCTTGCACGGCTTCATCGGCCGGCGCGGCAGTCTGGGTCGATTTCGGGGGCATGGTGTTCTCCATGAATGAAAATGCCCGGCCGTAGCCGGGCTGTCAGGCTCAGGTGGCTGCCTTAGCTAGCGCTGTTCTGGTAAGCCTTTACCGCACCGCCCACATCCAGCAGGTTACCGCCGGAGCGCATGAAGGCAACGAAGCCCACCTGGCCCTTGAGCGTATAGCGGGAGTCGGTCATGCGGTACAGAGTGAGGTCCATCACATCGCGGATCAGATACTTGCTGAAGTCACCGAACAGGATCGACTTCTTGCCCGCACCCATCGGGTCCATGTTCTGGTTGATGTTGATGGGGCGACCCAGCAAGCGATCCGGCGCGCCGCCAGGGTTGCCTTGCTCATAGCCGGGAACGAAGATCGGGCGGCCGTAGCTATCTTTGATCTTGCGGACGGCTTTCAGCGAGTCGTCGTGCATCATCAGGCCGCAGGCGGCACGATAGATGGGGTCGACGCTATGCTCCAGATCAACCAGATCGTCGTAGGTGACAGAGGTGGTTTGCCCCGTCGCACCGGCTTTGCCAATGCCGGCTGCAACAACAAGGCCACGAGGCTGGCTAACCCCCGTACCCATCGTCTGGTGGCGGTTCTGGATACGCCACAGGCGCAGCTTCATCAGCTCGCGAATATAGGCCTCGATATCAATCATCGAGTCTTGCAGCAACTGAAACGGCAGCGCAATCGCCTTGGACGAGTACATGTACACGCTCATGTTCGCTTGGCCAAATGTCGTATCCAGCGACGATACTTCCGTGTTTTCGTTGATGATCTCGCCTTCTTCCTGCGTGGCATCAGCAGTTGGAAACAGCATTTGTGCGCCGGTACCGGTGCGGATGTTGCTGGCTACAGCGCGCACGCCACCCATCTGGCGCATTGCCTCCAGTAGCGAGCGGGAGAATTCAGTAGCTACGGTATAGCCACCCTCGGTACTGGTGGTAGTGCTCATGGCCTGACGCATCTCCGCAGGCTGACGAGCTGCCGACGCCTGCAGCTGCGCAGGCGTCAGTGCAGACAAGCCGCCGGCCAGCATGGCGCGCAGCGCAGCGGATTCGTCGGACTGGCCGCCGTGGCGAGTTGCCTGGTTCAGCGCGTGCTCGTGCTCGGCCTGCTCGTCGCCGGCAATCTGGTTGAGGCGGTTTTCGCGGGCGATTTCGCCGTCGATGGCCTCGATCTCGGCCAGAATGGCATCCAGCTTTTCGCCTTCGGCAGCCGGCATGCGCTGGTCAGCCGGGTATTTGTTGTTCAGTTCTTGCGCCTCGCGGGCTTTCGCGT